TTGAAAGGAAGAGGAGTAAAGAAATAATGCCACGACCAAAGAAAAAAGACCAGTTCAAGCCTAAGTACGCTAGGGCTAAGGACAAAGAACAGTCTCCAGAAGAAAGACTAGCAGACGCTATAGCTAGTCAGGACAGAGGCTCTGAATCACTACTCTATTTGCTAGAGTCTATGCGATCACCTACCTCTCAGGAGCGTAGAGCAGAAGCATTCGATCCTAGTAGACGGTTCACCCCTATGGGTAGAGCTTTTGAAAAAAGCGGAAGGGCTATGTATCAAGGGCCTTCAGATACCGAAGGGGAATACAGAGGCTCTGGAGCCCTCCCCACTAGACAGGATATAGCGGAGATTACTGGCGGTAGAGGAGAAACAAGCTCAAGGGGTGAAATCCAGGTAGCTAAGATGCTAAGAGACCCAGGAGTTATGAGATACTTCATGGATCTGTACGGAGAATCAGGAAAACAAAGAAAAGCAAATACAGTTTCTCTTGGCGGTGAATCCAGAAAAGAGGATGACTGTCGGCCAGATAGAACTGGTAAGATACCAGCTAGCTGTAAGGGCCAGAAGGATGCTTACAATTAATGGGTAGTAAAAACTACTTCAACCCTAGGCTTAAGCGGATTAACCCTGCGTATATTGCAGAGAAAAATAAATTCAATGAGGTTAAGCAAAAATCTAACGCTAAAAGAAGTGGTGAAGTCAAACACCGCGACACGAAGGGGGATAGATAACACCCCTGATCAGTGGGCAATCAACAATATCCAGGCTGTAGCGGACCATATCTTTCAACCAGTACGTGATCACTTCGGTGTACCTATCGGGGTTACCTCTGGTTTTCGATCAAAAGAATTAAACAAGGCTATCGGGGGTAGTAAATACTCTCAGCATATGATTGGGGAGGCTATTGATATAGACGCCGATATATACGGGAGGGTCACTAACTCAGAAATATTCGACTTCATAAAGAAGAACTTAGAGTGGGATCAGATGATATGGGAGTTCGGCGATGACGAAAATCCTGCCTGGGTTCATGTCTCTTATAAAGAGTCAGGGAAGAACAGGAATCAGATCAAGCGAGCTTACAGAGACGAAAAAGGAACCTATTATAGAGTAATCTAATGGCAAAGCAATTAAACAATTTCGCACCTGAGGAAAACAAAGTTTCTCGACCAGGAGTGCACGCTAAGACAAAGACGTCAAGCAATAAGCGTAGTAAAAACTACAAGAAAGCCTATAAAGGGCAAGGGCGTTAAAGTGAGTTATAAAAACGCTGTACCGCTAGCCTACCTTTCTGCGTCATCGCATAGCGAACTCTGTAGTTATATTTTGTCTCATCACGGAATAAGTGATCCTCTAGAGTCTGGGACGGCGTAAGTTTATCGAAGTGTTTATACAGGTACCCGCCAGATACTAACGGGTATATCATTCTGTCGGCTAGGTTCTTTTTATACATACCGTAGTTCTCTGCCACCCACGATATAGTAAAGAATTCCAAATCGTAAACGAACAGCATTAAATTAAGGTAAGACCTAGTAAGGTCTGGATTGCTATCCAGGAAGTCGTGTGTAGCACTACGTAAATTCTTTAAGTGGTTGTTCTTTACGTACTTGTCTGGAAGCTTTGACACCTCTCTAAAGAGTCTTGTCTTTTTAACTGTTGACTTAGGCATCTGAATTGTGTCGTATATTTGACTTAAACAAATTTACATCATGAACCCGAAAGACACCCTCTTCTTTGCCGAAATGTATTCCCTCGTCAAAAAGATGGAGGAGACGATTGATGAGTTCGAAATGAAAGACCGCACCCTGGCCTCTATTGTAGTAGGGGTGATAGACTTTGATTCCGTTGAGGACGGTGACGAAAGCGCAGAAATGAAAACAATGTACAGTTTTAACCTAGAAAGTAGATCGGAGCTAGAGACATTAAAGAGTGTAATGGACACCGCGTATTCGGAAGACGAATCATTAGATGATCTCCTTGGTGACTTGGGTATATCCCTAAACTAAGATGGAAGGACTTATTAGAAAAATTGTCGTAGGCAAGGAGCCTAAAGACGGCATGGCTTATTATATAGGTATGAAGGCTGGTAGAGGATCTGTTTCCGCTATACTGGAAGATGATCATCACCTCCATAAGTTTGGTAAAAAACGATACCTTGTATATATTGAGAACGACGAGGGCACCCTCCTTTGGAAATCCATAGATGAGATGCCCTGTATGCTTGAATTTGATTTAAACTTTTAATTTATGAAAACACTTGATTTGTTTGTTGTCGAGATAGAAAAGCTCGTCAACGATACGATCACGACCGATAGTGGTCTTGAACTTTATATAGACAATAGATTCAATGAATTCAAAAACAGAACCACAGAAGCCGTCGTCGTTTCTGCACCGCTTAAATACAATACGGGAGTCAAAGCTGGTGATACACTTTACTTCCATCACCTTGTTGTTGTTAACGATGGTCAGCCTCTTACTGGTGAGGATAATCACTATCTTGTTCGATTCGATCCTACTGCTACCATTAATAATCAAGCTATTGCTTACAAGTGTCAGGAGACTGGGAGGGTACGTCCGCTGGCGGGGTGGTCTCTTCTTGAGGGAGTGGAAGAAAAGAAAGAAAAGCAATCGGATGTCATCGAGGTTGTTACGCTTAAGGAATCGCCTGTCACTAAAGGCATGGTCGCATTTACGGCGCCTTGGGTGGATGAACTAGGATTGAAGGTGGGGGATGTAGTCGGATTCGCTAAGAACATGGACTACAGGATTAGTATTGACGGTAAGGAATACTACCGCACCCGCTCCGAAGACCTGTTATATAAAGAGATCTGATGGCAAGCAAGTTTACCACTGTAAGCGCCGCCAGGAGGCTCATGCAAAGCATGGAGGTGGCGATCAATAACATGATCGAGGAAGTCAAAAAGCCAGTAGACCCCGAAGCGGGCGGCTCTGCGCGTAAGGCCGAGCTCCAATCCATAAAGCAAACTGCTATCGACTGTAAAGAGCTTTTGGTGGAGCGCCAGAGGCTAGAACAAATGGTTAAAGAACTAAACGACAATGGAGAAATCGAAAAAGACAAAGACTACTCAGGAGGATTCGCAGAAAGATTCTCCAAGTAGCGCGAGCGGACTCATATACTGGGACGACTATAACTTTGATAATCAGTCAGTTACGACCGATCACATAAAAGTATACTTTAAGCTCTCTTAGCTCAGTCGGTTAGAGCATCCGACTCATAATCGGCAGGTCCCAGGTTCAAGTCCTGGAGAGAGCACATGCACCAGTAGCTCAGTTGGATAGAGCATCTGCCTTCTAAGCAGACGGTCACAGGTTCGAATCCTGTCTGGTGTACCAATTAAATTAAACAATATGCCCGATCTTATTTGCAAGAAGTGTAAAGCAGAAAAATCTGTAAGAAGCCTAACCATGAAGTTCCGAAATGGTAGTGTTTACTACCCTGAAGGACAGTGTGAGTGCGGTGAACAAATGGAGATTAAAAACCCTAAAGAAGGCGTACCTTCGCTGGGAAGGATGAACTCACACGGACAGAGTTATTGATGTCTAATTTAATCGACATAGAAGGTTATGAAGCTAAGGGGATTAAAATCGACCCTAACGGTACAGAAGGAGAAACTATCGAGCTCCACGGGTTACTCGTGGTACTACCGAAGAAACCGCGCAAATCGGAAATTCTCTTCCATAACCAACCAAAGAAGTTGCAGCTGTGGAAACGCATACCTATGCCAGAGGAAATGCGTAGGATACGCAGTATGGATGAGTGGTTCGAAAAGCCTGCCGAGTTTCGGAACAAGTTTCGTTCTTACGTCGAACAAGAGTTTCAGCGTAGGCGTGACGGTGTATGGTTTTACAATAATGGGGAACCTACGTATATTACAGGGAGACACTATATGTTTCTACAATGGTCTAAAATTGATATCGGATACCCATCATACCTTGCTTTCCAAAAAGACATCTTTACGCACATGGCTGCTTGTGAAGCTGATCCTCGTTGTTTCGGTCAGCTTTATACTAAGTGCCGTCGTTCTGGCTACACTAATGTATGCTCTTCTGTCCTTGTGGATGAAGCTAGTCAAGTTAAAGAGAAGCTTCTTGGCATACAGTCGAAAACTGGTAAAGACTCGCAGGAGAACATATTTATGAAGAAGGTGGTTGCGATTTTTCGTAGCTACCCATTCTTCTTTAAGCCTATTCAGGACGGTACCACAAACCCCCGTATGGAGCTGGCATTTCGCGAGCCCTCTAAGCGTATCACAAAGAATAATAAGACTTCTCAGATCGGCGATGCCCTGAATACAGTAATTAACTGGAAGAACACCACTAATAACGCATATGACGGGGAGAAGCTACATATGCTGTACCTCGATGAGGCTGGTAAATGGGAGAAACCTACTGATATCCGAGAAGCCTGGAGGATTGAGCGCACTTGCCTGATCGTGGGTAAAAGGGTAGTGGGAAAGGCGCTTGTAGGTAGCACGGTAAACCCAATGAACAAAGGAGGGGAGGAATATAGAGAGCTGTGGGCTGACTCTGACCCCAACGAAAGAAACCAGAACGGTAGAACCAGGTCTGGACTATACAGAATATTCATACCAGCGTATGCCGCCCTAGAAGGTTTCTTTGATGTGTATGGGAATGCTATAGTTGATGATCCCTCCGAAAACGTACACATACATGGTATAGACGGGGAAATCATTGATCAGGGAAGTAAGACCTATTTAAAGAACGAACGAAGCTCGTTTAAAAACGACCCCTCTGAGCTTAACGAGATAATTAGGCAGTTTCCTTTTACAGAGGATGAAGCCTTCAGAGATAGTATTGAGGGAAGCCTGTTTAATATCGGTAAGATATACCAGCAGATAGAGTTTAACGAGGATATGTTTCCTAACCCAGTAGTGAGGGGTAATTTTGTTTGGAGGAATAAAGACGAGGAGGTTGTGTTCTCCCCAGATCCAAACGGTAGGTTTAGGGTTTCCTGGATGCCACCAGATCATTTAAGAAATCAGAAGAAAGACGAACGAGGCAAAAAGGTGGCCCCTAACGGGCATATCGGCGTTGGCGGGGTTGACTCATATGATTTAGACGCTACGGTTGACGGAAGGGGCTCTAAAGGGGCTCTACACCTATATAATAAGTTTAGTATGGATGCCCCAGCAAATATGTTTGTAGTGGAGTATGCTTCTCGTCCAGACCTAGCTAGTATCTTTTATGAGGATGTTCTGATGTGTGCTTTCTTTTACGGATATCCTTTGCTTGTAGAGAACAACAAGTACGGTATCGTAAGGTACTTTGAGTCAAGGGGTTACGACGGTTACTTAATGGATCGTCCTGACTTCCTTAAGACAGGGAACTCTTCGGTGAATGTGAGAACTAAAGGGATCCCATCTAACTCACAGGATGTTATACAGTCTCACGCCCAGGCTATCGAAGCATACATACACGACCACGTAGGTATAAAGGCTGAGACTGAGGAGTTTGGGAACATGTACTTCAACCGAACTCTAGAAGATTGGATTGCGTACAAGATTGACAAGCGTACTAAGTTTGACTTAACTATTAGTTCTGGATTAGCACTTCTTGGTGCTCAAAAAGCTAAAAAAGAAAAGGTTGTTTCTAGCTTTAGTGATAAGAAGTTTTTTAGGACTCACAAGCCAAAAGCTTGGCACTTCTAGTTTTACTATATTTGCATTGAGTTATAAGAACTCTACTCATTGCAGATGCACAGTAACAACAAAAAATCTAGCTTTCCAGACCCGCTAGCTCCGTCTGAGCAAAAACAAAGCAAAGCTTACGGTCTTAGTTACGCTAAGGCTGTATACAAGCAGTGGGGTAAGATGGACCAACAAAACTCCATCTTTGGAAACAGAAAGAAAACGTTTGAAAGAAACAGACGATACGCAAACGGAACACAAGACACGGCTATTTACAAGTCTCTTCTTACCTCACTAGATCCGAACAATGGTGACGGAAGTATGCTCAATATTGACTTTACTCCAGTACCAATTCTACCTAAGTTTGTGCGTATTGTGGTCAATAAGATCCTGTCTTTATCTCCATATCCAAACCTGGAGGCTATCGACCCTTTATCTTCTTCTGAAAAAGATAAGGAGCGAAGAAAAATCGAGATGATGATCCAGGCTAAGCAACAGCTTGCTAAGATCGAAGAGAAGACTGGGGTTAGCGTGGGGATGAAGTCCTCAGAGATTCCAGAGACACTGGAGGAGGCTGAGATCTTTATCGGTAATAACATCAAGTCGTCTTCTGAGATTGCCGCCCAGATAGGCACTAACCTAACACTTGAGTGGAACGACTTCAATGACTCTACTTTACGTAGATGCGTGAATGATCTTGCTATTACTGGTATGGCTGTGGTCAAGCGTTCTAACGACCCTAACTACGGGATTAAGACCGACTATATAGACCCCATAAACTTCGTCCATAGCTTTACAGAAGATCCAGACTTCGGTGATCTTACATACGCTGGTCATGTGCGTTACGTCCCGATCCAGGAGTTGAAGCGCATGGCGGGAGACCAATTCACTGAAGAGGAGTTTAAAGAGATAGCAGACAAGGCTCAGAAGAAGTATGGTTACGATGCAAGTAAGCTAACTCAGTCGTCTTATGATAGGGTGAACAACCAGTCTAACTTTGGATACGATGAGTATATGGTTGAGGTATTGGACTTTGAGTTCATGTCTGTCGATCACGAATACTTTGAGAACAAAGAAAGCAGATATGGCAATATAGGTTTTTACTCTAAGGGTGAAAATTACAAAGGCCCTCAAAACTCTGTATTTAACAGAGATGTGGTAAAACTTGAGTCTGCTTCTGTCTACGGAGGCTGTTACGTTCTTGGAACTGACTTCTTGTTTAACTACAGCAAGAAGAACAACATACCTAAGAATATCCACGACATCTCTAAGACTAACTTGTCTTACTCGGTTTGTTCTACGAACATTCTCGACATGATGCCTAAGTCTATGGTTGACAGCTGCATTGGTTTCGCCGATCAGTTGCAGCTTACGCATTTGAAAATCCAGCAGGCTGTTGCTAAGGCGAAGCCAGACGGAATCATTATCGATATCGAGGGACTAGAAAATGTGCAGCTAGGTAAAGGTGGTGAACTGCAACCTCTTGATCTTCATGACATTTACGAGCAGACTGGTGTGTTCTACTATAGAAGCAAGAACCCAGAGGGAGGTTTTCAGAACCCACCTATCAGGGAGATCGGTAATAGCATTCGAAACATCAACGAGCTTATAGGTCTTTACAACCACTACCTGCGCATGATCCGTGATGCTACGGGTATTAACGAGGTGATGGATGCTTCTTCACCAAAGGGAGATGCCTTGGTTGGTGTAAGGCAGCAGGCTTTGGCCGCAGCCAACAACGCTATATATGACATCACTAATTCATCTATGGTGCTGTACAAGAAGGTTTGCAGCGACATCGTTAAGTGCTTGCAGGTAATTCACCCTGACTCTATTCTGTATCGTATTTACGAGAATGCCATTGGAGCGGAGAATATGTCTGTTTTGAGTTCTTTCAAGAACCTAGCGATGTATAACTTCGGTGTACGTGTAGTAAAGGAGATGGAAGAGGCTGAGCGTCAGTATCTTGAGCAGAACATTCAGATCGCTTTATCCCAAAAAGAAGTTGACCTAGAGGACGCGATTGCTATTCGCCAACTCAAGGACATCAACCAGGCCGAGCGTTTGTTAATAGTGCGTCGCAAGAAGCGTATCGCTATGAATCAGCAAATCGCCATGCAAAACTCTCAGCAGCAGGCTCAGATTCAGCAAGCATCTGCTCAGGCTACATCTCAAGCTAAACAGCAAGAGATGCAGATGGAGGCACAACTAAAAGCTCAAGAATTACAGCTTAAGACTCAGCTTGAGGCTCAGCTAGAGGAAGTGAAGCACGGGTTTAGAAAAGAGATTGAGATGATCAAAGCTCAGGCTACGCTTGGATTCAAAGAGGACGACGAAAACTTTAAGGAGAAGCTCGAAGTGCTTAAAGAAGACAGGAAGGACGACAGGGTTAAGAAGCAGGCTGTTGAGCAAAGCAAGTTGCTTTCTCAGCGTCAGGGAGAAAGAAGTGAGCTTCCAGAAGAATCAGGAGATATTACATCAGAAATACTAGGCTAATATGGATAAGGTTTTAAACTTAGACAGGTCACAGCGTCTTGATTTAATATGTAGAAAAGGGGACACGTTTACACTTAATTTAGAGCTTAAAGACGAAAACAATGTGGCTTTAGATCTCAACGACCAAAGAAATAAATACACTTTTAAGATGGATGTCCGACCCAGCGACACCTCTGAGTTGAATATAGTTGATGTAACCCCTAAAATTTCTGTTGACACCCCTGGCTTGGTTACTTTCTCTGTTGATGCCGATAACATGACTATGGATTCTGGTCTTTATGTTTATGACATTCAACAAACCAGGACCGATGGCGCCACATCTACTGTCCTTTCTGTAGATACCTTGATATATGGTACATTTAAGGTAAATGAAGACGTAACTACCGACTCAGTTAGGTAATGGCAAAGGTTAAGATTACATTATCGAAAGGTCCTCAGGGGCCTCAAGGACCACAAGGTCCTTTAGGTCCAGTCGGTCCTTCTGGGCCTCAGGGTATTCAAGGCCAACCAGGAGTTGACGCTAGTCCTATAAACAACATTAACGACATTGATGGAGTTTCCATAGACTTCAATACTGCAAACTTATCAACCTTAGGGCTTGAGGGCGTTGGTACTCTTAACCCAAAGTCATATAGATATCTAACCTGGGATCCAGTAGACAACATCATTAAGCTTTCTGAGGACGCTCCTGATACTTATGTTGTAGCAGGGACTTCGGGTAGCCCATCTCCTGGTAATCAGTTTGTAAACCCTATATTTGCTTCTATTAATGGAGGAGGGGTTTCAAATGTTTTTGCGGCCAGTGGGGTTATATCGGTAAATCAATCTAGTCAAATACCCAGCTCTGTTAACCTGTACGTAAACGGTAACGCAAGATTTAATGGAGCTATACAGGTAGGCGACACATCTAGCGTTTCTTACTCTTTTCCAACCGCAGATGGGTCTGCTGGTCATTTCCTTAAGACAGACGGAAACGGTCAATTATCGTTTGCCGAAGCTTCCTCGCTTTCTTTAGGTACCACTAGCACTACTGCTCTTGCGGGAGACACAACAACAATCACTCCCTCGCAAGCAAGCGCTATAACAGCCAACACTTTAAAAGTTGGTTACACAGATGCGGCTGTAGACTCTAGAATAGGAGCAGCTAATATAGAAGACCTAAGCGACGTGCCTACGATGGGAACGGCGGGTCAGGTGTTGGCTGTTAATTCAGGAGCTACAGCTTTGGAATATGTATCGCAGTCAGGAGGAGGAAGCTCCCCGTGGACAACCACAGGTAGCGACATCTACTACAACACTGGTAATGTAGGTATTGGCACAACCTCACCTAGCCAAGCCCTTCACGTAAGCGGTACGGATAAGCACATCTACATTGAGGACGGTAACCTGAAGCTAGATAGGAATAACGAAGGCAGAATTGAGTTCGGTATTTCTGGTCAGATGTGGGGGGAAAGCAACGGAAACACTGTTTACCTTCAGAAAAGCGGAAACAATCATAGGATTGATTTCGGCACGCAAGTCGGAACCATAAAGGTTTTAGACACTTCTGTAAATAACGATTTCTTCACAATAACCACAGAAGGGTTTGAGTCTTATAGCGGCAGCTATTTTAAGTACGTTCAGCACAATGCGGCTAACAACAACAGCGGTAAGGTATTAGAGTACAGCAACGACGGTGCATCAGTTAACAGGGGTCTTGTTCAAGTCAACGGAGACCTCAAGGTCAATGACTACACGACGGGTAGTGCGGTAGAGAAAATCAAGCTCGGAAACGACGGGAAAATAAAAGCCCTTTTTGGTACAGAGAATGTTCTTATTGGTGATGCTGGAACTAACATAACTGGTTACTCCAACACCGCTGTTGGTTCATTCACTCTTAGAGACGCTACTTCGGCTAATCAAAACGTAGCTATTGGTCAGCAAGCTCAGAGGTATACAACTGGAAATTACAACGTTACGGTTGGTACTCAAGCCAATATGTATACCACTGGCGCTAATAATGTAGCGGTTGGTGGTTTGGCGGCGAAGGGGGGTTCTACCTCCACCTTCTCCAACACAACTGCCGTCGGTTATAATGCCCTCAACGCCCTGACCACAGGGTCATCAAACACAGCTATAGGTTATAATTCGGCTAGACTGTCAACAACGTCAAGCAACCTTACGGCTGTTGGTTACGCAGCGCTTCAAGGCAATGTTAGCGGGACTGGGAGCACTGTTATTGGTGCACATGCCGCGACAGTTGGTAGTTTTAGTAATGTGACCGCCATAGGATATGGTTCTGCCCAATATGGTAGTTCAGGTCAATTCAATGCCTATTTAGGAGGGGCTACAGGTAAGTATACCTCTGGAAGCTATAACGTTCTGGTTGGTCAAGACGCTGGAGTTGGGTCTAGCGGATCTACGTTTTCATCCTCTGTAGGTATTGGGTACAGGTCGTTGATCCAATCTACATCAGCAAGTAACAATACCGCCGTAGGTCATCACACTGGTTACTATATTACAACTGGAGATAAAAACACCCTTTTAGGTAGTTTAGCTGGTAAAGGGGTTAGCGGAACATCAACCTTCACGAACACAGTAGCAGTAGGCTACCAAGCTTTGACAGCGCTGACCACAGGGGCCAACAACACTGCTTTCGGTTATCAAGCTGGATTAGCTACAACGACAGGGGCTTCTAACGTTTTCGTTGGTTATCGAGCTGGATCAGCCGTTACTACCGCCTCTAACAAGCTCTATATAGCAAACTCAAATACAGCCACCCCGCTTATTTATGGCGAGTTCGATAACGATTTAGTTAGAGTTAACGGAGACCTTCAGTTAGGCGCACCAGCGCCCAACGCCCCAGACAAGTCACTTACTATTGCTGGGTATTCTGCGGCAAAGCTTGCCTTTAACCTTCATAACGGTTTCGGTAAACCCGAAATATCTGCGAGTTTTGATGGAAGTGTAAAGTTCATAAACCAAGGGGCCAGCTCGACATTGTTAAGTCTGCAATTTGGAGAAAGCGCAAGCAGGCAAGGAGCCATGAAGTTTTTCTCGAATTCTAACGATGCAATGAAGTTTGGGACAAACGCTGCCTATCCCATCGCTTATATTGGACCTAACGAAGAGGGTAACAACTATAATGGAGGTCTACTTATTAAAAGTAGAAATGGCACTTCTGGTACAAACGATTTCTATTTTAGTAAACTAGGTTATTTTGGTGTTGGAACTAAAACTCCTGATCAGAAACTTCACGTTTTGGGTCAGATTAAGGTTGATGACGGCACAAATCCTTTTACATTACCAGCTGCTGATGGAAGCGCTGGTCAATTTCTACAGACAAATGGTAGCGGTGTTGTTACTTGGGCAGCAGCAGGAGGCGGAAGTGGCACAGTTACAAGCATTACAGCAGGCACAGGCTTAGACGGAGGAACCATTACGTCTTCTGGAACGATTGATTTAGCTAATACAGCGGTAACAGCGGGAGCCTATACAAGCGCAAATATCACAGTAGACGCTCAGGGTAGAATTACTGCGGCGGCTAACGGAAGTGGTGGAGGAGGCTCAGGAGGCATTGGTACAGCTGATCAAACGCTTAATGCCGATAGAACTATAGATACTAACGGCTTTAATCTTGATATTGAGTTAGACCCAACAGGCACAGCAGATACCTTTACAATCCACGACGGTACTCACGACCTATTTCAGGTAGATACCAGCACAAGCGGCACACTGTTTAGTGTAAACGATGTTTCTGGATTACCTAAGCTCGAAGTAGATGAGACTGAGGGTGTTATTGCTAAAAGCATTAAAGTAGATGACTCAGCATTAACAGCTGCTGGTCAGTACGGTAAGGGTGCAGAGATTTGGTATCAAGGTACCTCTACCCCAACTGCTGGTAGTGTTTATTACTTAGATAGCTCAGGGAATTGGGCTAATACAGACGCAAGCGCTGTAGCTACAGCTAAAGGTATGCTGTCGGTTTCGGCAGGAGCAGATTCAGACGTTGACGGGATGGTAATTAAAGGATTTGTGTACGTAGGTACCGATCCTGGAGGTAGTGTAGGGGATGTTGTTTATCTTAGCGAGACAGCAAACCAATTAACTACCACTCCCCCAACAACAGCTTCTGCTGTAGTAAGAGTATGTGGTTATAAAGTAGGGACTAACGTCGTTTATTTCGAACCATCTAAGGACTGGATTGAGCTTTCGTAATGGCTATCGATAAGGTAACAGGGACCGCTTGGGCCGATCTGTCCAAGATAAGCAACGTAGCAAAGGCTGACATTGCAAAAGTTGCTGGGCAAGACGCCCCGTCTGGAGTTTCGGCAACTGTAGTGACAGACAACCTATGGATTTCATTTGACCCTAATAATATCAGCGGCACAACGATTACAGATCAGAGCGGTAATAGTAGGCACGGAACACTCACTAATGGAGCCACTGTAGTTTCAAACTACAATGGAGCTACAAAAGCATTCTATACAGACGGCACTAACGACTACGCTCAAAGGGCAACCACAAGCAACCCAAGCACGGGCTTTCCTTACACAATTGAGTCGTGGCATTGTCGTCAGAATTCAGCCAACATGACTGGAAACGCCCCTACTGTGGGTAAGCCTCACAATAGTCGTTATAGGTTTGTTGACCACGGTATCTTCGCTACAGATTACACGGACAGCTACGGCAATAGAGGGGCCTATCACAGATACTACACCAACTCAGCTCTCGGATCAACAAACACTTTTAGCGATTCGCATTTTGCCGACACAACTAATACTGGGTCGAACGGACCGTCCGTTCTTAAAAGTGCAGTAGACACTATAATAGGAACCACGGGTGACAAATGGATACACTTATGTACTGTGTTTTCTTACAACAGTAACAATAGGATTAGCATCAAGGGGTACATAAACGGAACAAAGGTTAAGGATATCGACGGCGACAACGTAGTCGTAAACGGGTCTTCTGTGGGGACCAACGGGGCTTGGCCTTGGGAAGACGGTGGTACGTGTAGCTATGGGTTTGGGTATAGAGAGAGATACACAAGCGCAGACAGCTACCTTAAGGGTCATTGGGGAGATTATCGCCTCTATACAGACGCCTTAACAGATGCAGAAGTACTAAATAATTTTAACGCTACTAAATCTAAATACGGATATTAATATGCATTTTGAAGACAGACACTACGTAATCTTTGACCTCACAGAGGTAGATACGATCGACTTCTCAGAAGTCATGGAGACATCAGCAGACACGCTGAGAAAGAACTTAGCTAACACGCAAAGCTTTGTGAAGTACGAAGGGGACCAACCACCTTCGATAGTTGCTCTTACTACACGCAGTCAGGAATATTCTCACGAAGAGATTATTACGCTGCTCGCTGGGACTGACTGGACCGATCCTAACGCAGAGATCTAAATGGGTGGGTTTGCAAATAATGCACCTATCGTAACCGATGGGCTAGTATTCTATGTGGACGCAGGGAATGATAACTCGTATCCTGGTAGCGGTAATACGTGGACGGACCTGTCAGGGGGTATTAGCAATAGTTTGGCAAACGGTCCTACCTTTGACTCAGGGAGTGGTGGAGGAATTTCGACTGACGGTTCTGATGACTACATAACGCTTCCTACAGGAGTCGTTCCATCTAACACAGACGTTACCATATCTTTTACCGCAAGGAACGACTACACTTCACTTACGACCAACAGGGGTATATTCGCCATAGAAGGAGGAACGGGGAGTAAGCTTCAGTTCTTTCTGGGGGGTACTACGGGTGGCCCCCACGGAAGGGTCGGAACCTACAATGGTAGTGCTTATGGTAACTCACCAGCTGGATATATGCAGTTTCCTATAGGAGAGACGCACTCGTTTACATTGGTAATCGACAGCTCTGGTGACTTCAAACTTTATAAAGACGGAGCTTTAGAGGCATCAGTGTCTGGTATTTCATTCACGGCTAATGCAGCTACTTACCTAGGTCGGTACCCAGCTAACTCAAATCATGGAAAGTTCACCTTTTACAATGCGAGAGTTTACAACAGAGCTTTAACGGATGCCGAAGTACTCCAAAACTACAACGCCCTTAAAAACAGATTCGTATGAGCTACAGCTACGGGAAAAGCATAGTGACGGATGGGTTGGTGTTCTACGTGGATGCAGCTAACGGCAATAGCTATTCAGGATCTGGCAGCACATTTAGCGACCTGGTGGGTAGTGACGATGTAACCCTTTACAACACTCCTACTTACAGCTCGGACAACGGGGGTATATTTTCGTTCGACGGGGTAAATGAAGGTGCGCAGACAAGTACAAGCACGACACTGCTTGACGGCCCTATGTCTATTGATGCATGGGTAAAACCTCAGACTACTGGAGCGGATGGTGCCGTAATTGGAAACTGGCAACAACCAAACGAAAACTTTTTATTGTGGTGGGACATTGGAGTTACTCCAAACTTTAGAGCAATAGCAAGAACATCACCAAGTGTTGTTGTTACTACATCTGAATCAGCAACCCGTGGAACCTTAAACGCTTGGAACCATGTAGGTGTAACGTGGGACTCAACTAACTTAAAAATATATTTAAACGGAACCCTGCAAGAGACTGTATCAACGGGCACTATGTCCACACCAGGTAGTTATCGTGCAAATATTGGGGCTGACTGGAGCGGCACCCCTGGTTCTTCCTCAAGAAACTTAAATGGAGATATCGCAGCAGTAAAGGTTTATAACAGGGTCCTTTCCGCAGATGAAGTTCTTCAAAACTACAACGCACTCAAAAACCGTTTCGTATGAGCGTAAAGAATCGAAATAGCATCGTTACAGACGGGCTATCATACTGCTTGGATGCAGGAAATGAGCTATCGTATTCAGGCTCTGGGACTTCTTCAAGCGATCTCGCAAGCAATCTTGTTGGAACACTTACTAATGGTCCAACATTTGACAGTTCAAATGGCGGGAGCTTTGTGTTTGACGGTTCAGACGACAGCATCCAAGTATCTCACGATAGTGCTATCGCTTTTACTAGTGCGCTTACCAATGAGGTTTGGTTTAAGTTAGATTCTTTCCCTTCAGGGTCGAACCGATACACACTCTGCACTAAAGCGTCTTCATACTATATGAACGTGTCCAATCAAAGAATATCCGTTTACACTTATTGGAGCAACGGGAGTAGACAAAACTCTGGGTATACCGACTCCACTAGTACGCTGTCTTTGAATACTTGGCATCAGGCTGTTTTCACAGAGAGTACAAGCGGTCTAAGAAAGATTTATATCGATGGTCAGCTCGATAAAACAGAACAGAAGGAAGCTAGTATATGGCCCGAACAAAATTTACTTTATGTGGGCGGTAGCGGTGGAAGGTTTTTAGACGGTCGTATTGCCCGCGTAAACCTGTACAACCGCGAGCTAAGCGCCTCCGAAGTCCTTCAGAACTACAACGCATTAAAGAATAGATTTATTTAATTACCTTTGCGCTAAACTTTTTAATTATGGCATTTTCATTTCAATCAAAGTCCTGGTCTATCGAAGGCGAAAAAGAATTCGAGAATCACTTCACGATTCTAAACCCAGCCCTATCTGTTATGCAGGTAAGCGTTCATGAAGATAATGTATACATCGGCATGAAAGCAGTAGAGAACGGGGGTGTGTTTGTGCACAACTTAAACGTTCAGTACAATAACGACGCTGGAGAAACAGATTTGGATGTGATCGTTGACGCAGCAATTGCTCAGGCATTTCCTGAGGCTACCGTCGTATAATACAGTCTACACACTCATAAAGAAGGCCCGCGAGGGCCTTTTTTTATTTTCTTATCTTTGTTTCATGGCTGTAATTGTAGGAGATACCATAGAGATCATTGTTTCTAACCCAACGGTTAAAAACACAATTAGTGTATCAACGCCATCCCCAAACAATACAATTACAGTTTCCCAAGGCTATGTTGCCGCTGTGGGTTCGGGCGGTGGCAGTGGTAGCGGAGGAACGGTGACCAGTATAACTGCTGGGGAGGGGCTCATTGGAGGAACTATAACCTCCGCTGGAACTATAAGCCTTCCAGATACTAACGTAACACCAGGTCAGTACACGTCCGCAAACATTACCGTAGATGAAAAGGGTAGAATTACATACGCCACCAATGGGTCTACAGGCACTGGGAGTGATGGTGAGACGCTAACCACTCAGGTTATAAACATAACCAACAGTGACCCTGCTTTCGATCATATGACCACGCCTATATCTATAGGAACTTCTTTAGAGGATATATTGATTGATATGCTTTCTGTTTACAACACCACTATGATATTTCTCAACTCATTGAGCGTATCTCAGCTTGGTTCTAATGGCGAATGGGGCTCATATCAACAGCTCTTCAACGTACCAGTAAGGGAGGTAGGGGCTGGAATTAGGATAAATGGATTTACATTTAACATACCCGACACTTCAAAAACTCAAGACAATTCCGTTTCTTTTATCGCTAATAATATCGTTCATGAAAGCGGTATTCCTGATAATGTTTTTTCTCCAACCTTATCTACTGTTTTTGAGTCTGTTCCTTCGGCTCCTACATCTAACTTTTTCAAGGTATCTGCTGTAGATGATGGAGGGGGGGAAAGTATAAGCATATTTTCTACAAATAAAGTCATTCAATGGAGAAGAAGGGTTAAGGTCGGGTCCAGCTCAACAGCTTCTCTTGCTGACTCTGCTGCTGCTCAGACATTGTTTGATGGTCTTTCCACAATATTTGACGGATTAATCAATGAGTCTGTCATAGATACATTGGGGGATTCTGGAACAAACACTAATGGAAACTTTACTTATATAATTTATCCAATTGATTTCGGATCTATTTCTAGTATAATTCAGGACAATGGATTTCAAGTCGTTTCTGACTTTTCAGTAATGTTTAACTTATCTACAAACTCCAATATATTTAATATAGAAAATCAATATGGAGTTGTTTCTGAATATTATATTTATAGATCTAACGACTCTGGAGTTTTTGGCGATAACACACCTATATCTATTTCGTTCTAATGCCAGTATTTCCAGGACTAGTAAGGCACAATAACTCTACGGAGGCCATAATAGATGTGACTCAGGATCAAGTAAAGGGTCTTGGTTTATTTGATTCCACCAGCGACAGATCTTCTCTTTCAGATAAAGTACAGACTAACGGGTTCCTTGCCGTAACTCAGGTAAATAATACTTATAAGGCTTTTGTTTACACTGGAAACGATTGGACTAACGATTCTTCCTGGACGGAGGTGGGCTCTATACCAGGCGGTAAAAAGAATGCCGTCCTATCAAAGCTTAGTGATAACCAATTGGACTACGACTGGACTGAGACACCTCAATTTGAGTCTGTTTCCATCACTCAAAACAGTAGCTCTAATTCACCTTCTATTAACCTCTTTAGATCTAGAGGCTCTGAAGGATCCCTAACTGAAACGCAATCTGGAGACGTAATAGCTCAAGTGGCTTTCTTTGGTTCCAGTATAGGTGGTAACCAAGCAACAGCTGGAAAAATGGTATTTACTCAGGTTCAGGCTGCTGGATACGGACCAGGGGTTTCTACTAAAATGGAGCTTTTTGTGGGTAATGATAGTGGCGACGTAGCGGCGCTTACACTAAACGAAGAAAAAGTTGTATCTATTTCAAGGCAGTCTACACCTCCCGCCCCAATCCCTGGAGGGATATACGCCAACACCAGTAATGAGTTGTTTTTTGGGATAGATAATTAATTGTATATTTGCTTAAAATAAGAAAAAATGAGTGCTACTTGGAGAAAAGTATTAACTGACGCTAACATTGCTGGTGGTGTTGCTTCTAGCAACACTTCGAACCTCGCCACAGGTGCTGAGGTTGCTGCTGCTATCGCTGCTGCATCTGCCGCCGCTGGATCTGGCGACATCACGTCTATAGCCCCCTTTTCTTCTGGGGGTATCATTATACATGCGGACCTCAATCTGGATGGAACTTTTAATATAGAGGACGCCACCCAAGGCGCTGCTCAAGTTCAAGTTCAGGCTGGTGATGGAATCACCGTTAACGCAGACGGTGTCTCCGTCGCCTCAACGCTAGCAGGAAATGGTCTCAATATTTCAAGCGGGGTAATGACCGTAGACCTAGGGACTAACAGTGGACTTCAGACTGACGCCTCAAATAAGCTCGTTACTAGGTTAGACCCAAATACGCTTCATGTTGACAGTACCACAGCGGGAATAGACATCAAAGACGGGGGCGTTCAACTGGTTCACTTGGACTCAGGGATGGTATACACTAGCGCCGACAGTGATAGTCTAACATTTACTGATGATACGAAAATTCTTACCGCCTCGGCGATTAACGACAACTTTCCTAATGTATCGACGGCAGTCGGGGCAGAGACCTACGTCCAAATGGGGGCAGGTCAGGTGTTGTCTGTCAATGAGATTAACATCAGCGATCACACAAATTTAGGCACTGCTGTTGCTGCTTCTAATCCTGCTGTTCAGGGTGATGTTGTTATTACCCTTGCTAATAGCACTCTTTCCGCAGAAGCTATAAACCTAGGAACCGACGACGCCGTTAGTTTTGCTGGAGTCACCTCTACCGCTCAACTTAACGTTACCACTGGTGGTGCTTCCATTTCGGGTTCTGTAAATATTCAGGGTGATCTTAGCGTAACTGGAACAACCACTACAGTAAACTCTACAGAGGTCCTTATTGAGGATCACGTAATCACCCTTGCTAACACTAGCTCTACACCTAGCCAATCTGATGCCTCTGAGTCTGGGCTTGACGTATATACTTCTAGTACAGAATCTCACAGACCAAGGTTCGCTTGGATTACACCTCAGTCTTCTAATCTTACTGGATGGAAGGTGAGAGGCCACAACGGTTCCGCCACAGGCACTACAGATGGTCTTGTTGACATATCGGTTATGGACTTTCAAACAGGCCCCCCTACAAGTGGTGCTCAGTCAACTGACCTTTCTTCTGGGGTTGGAGCCTTCTGGTTTAATTCATCAACAAAAGATCTATACCTAAGAGTATCATAATGGGAATTCTAGGAAAACAGCCTCCCGAAAAGGGCTTATCTACCGACACTCTCTCTCAGCAAGAGTTAAACTATCTTCTTCTACTACTTTCTGAGTCTAAGTTTGATGGAAAAGATGTACTTTTGCTTAGTAGCGTAGTTCAAAAGCTGAACAATCAGCTGGAGGCTAAATAAATTTAATCTTTTAATTAATTAAAATGAAGCTAGACATTCAAGAAGTCTTCTTTCTGAAGCAGTGTGCGCAATCCGCAACAATTAAGGGGTCTGATGCTCCCATCGTGGCCAAGACTATCGAAAAAATTGAAAAGGAATTTTTAAGATTAGAATCTCTCCAACAAAAACAGCCTAAGTAATACGTATGGCTACATGGAAGAAGCTACTTGCAGCCCTGGTCGATGACACCTCACCTCAGTTGGGTGGTAACCTGGACGTTAATGGGAATGATATTTCAAGCACTTCTAACGGAAATGTAACCATATCCCCCAACGGAACAGGTGTTCTAGAGGTTAAGGGAGGTACTAACGATGGTGCGATTCAGCTTAACTGCAATGTAAATACTCACGGAGTAAAAATACAATCGCCTCCCCACAGTTCAGGAGCTAGCTATACTCTAGTGCTTCCTGATGACACAGGAACTAACGGCCAAGCCCTTACCACTGACGGTTCGGGTAATCTATCTTTTTCAGATGTAGCTTCAAGCGGAACAGTTCATGTGGGATCTGGAATTAGTAGCGCTGGAAATACAGGCGACGGAGCCTCAACAACTACCTATGGGGGGTCGTCTGGAACCAATTCTAGCGCTGGTAGGGTTTATTACTATAGCGGAGTAGCGTGGCTACCCGCGTCCCCTAATAGCGCTTCTGCAAACTCGAAAATGCTGGGAATTTCAATGGGAGGAAACACTGGTGTGGGTATGTGCTTGGAAGGTTTTGTAAAGACAGATGTTACTAATTTAACCCCAGGAAGCAGGGTCTACATAAATACCAACGCATCCGTCACCACTACGGCTCCAACCACTACTGGATATTACTCTAGAGTAATAGGTTATGCCGTTTCTAGTTCTGTTATATTTTTCGATCCATCTAAGGAGTACGAAACAGTATAAAACCCTTATTTTGTTTTTATTATCTTTGCTTTATGCGCTGTTGCAAGAAGTATAAAAAAGGGGGTAACGTAAGCCTTAAGATGGGCAAGCATAAGTCCCGTTCTGGCGGACTTACTAAGGCTGGTGTAGCTAAATACAACAGAGAAACAGGTAGCAACCTGAAGACCGCTGTTACTACGCCTCCATCTAAACTTAAAAAAGGAAGTAAAGCCGCAGGTAGAAGAAAGTCTTTCTGCGCTAGAATGTCTGGCGTAAAAGGACCAATGAAAAAGCCTAACGGTAAACCAACCAGGAAGGCTCTTGCGTTGCGGAAGTGGAATTGTTGATTAAGATATAAAGATGCCAGATAATATTTCTCATTTTGAATTCCTGCTTGTTGCGGGATCTTTAGTAGGTGGCTGGGTGAAGTTTCATTCCGACTACAGCAAGCTGTCTACTAGGGTGTCAGCTTTAGAGGCAGATAACGGAGAATTCAGAGAGGACGTGAAACAGCTTTTAAAAGACATTCAGGAGATCAAGCTTTTGCTTGCTAAGAACCAAGTTCAATGAATGCGGTCAAGTACAATAAAGGCGGTAAACTAAAGGTAAGCTCGGCTACCAAGGCTGTTTCTGCCCCTGATGGTTTTCACTGGATGGAGGAGAGAGGTAGATACTTTCTCATGAAGGGAGGCTACAAACCTCATCCTGGGGCCGTAAAGGAAGCCAAGTTTAAGATCGTAAACCACTCATGAAGGCAAAGAAGAAATGCAACTGCGGTTGCAAGAAATATAAGAAAGGGGGTGCCGTGAAAGACGCTTGTTACAGCAAGGTTAAGTCTCGTTACAGTGTATGGCCTTCTGCTTATGCTTCTGGTGCTTTGGCTAAGTGTAGAAAGGTAGGTGTTAAAAATTGGGGCAATGGCGGTAAGAAAAACTAAAGCAGGTCTTAACCTAAAACGTTGGTTTAAAGAGGATTGGAAGACTTTATCTGGAGATAAGGATTACTCAAAAGGTGATCGCTCATTTAGACCAACTAAAAGAATATCTAAAGACACTCCAGCAACAGCCTCTGAGTTAACTCCAGCAGATAAAGCTAGAGGGAGAAAAGAAAAACGAGAGAAAGGCAGGGTAAGTCGCTGGAAGAAGAGCTCTAAATAACAGATATCAAATAAGTTATATATTTGCACTTCAAGTAAAATTTAATGGATCAAGAAAACAATAACCCAGTAGAAGAAATGGCTCAAGAAGCTGTTGTCTCTACGCCAGAAGAGTCTACATCATCATTTAGCTTCGTAAGCGATGAAGAGATAGCTCAAATGAATCAACCCCAAGAACAGCCTACACAGGAAGCTGCTCCAGAGGTTGAGCAACCACAAGAAACTTTTTCTGAACCAACGGAGGCGCAACCAGAGGTTCAGCAAGAATATGCACCAGAAGAAGTCGAGACGGCTGTGTTCGAATTCCTTAGCGAAAGGCTTGGGAGGAACATAAGCTCTATCGACGACCTACAGGCGCAGCAGCAGGAGCAAAGAGAGATTGACGAGCGTATTTCTGTGATTGCGGATTTTGTCGAAAAGACTGGCCGCGATCCACAAGATTGGTTTATCTATCAGTCAATGAACCCATCCGAAATGGATGACATGACTGCTATTCAGGTCCAGATGGCATCTGATTACCCAAACCTATCGCAAGAAGAAATCGGTATGTTGGTCTCTAGCAAGTATAAGCTCGATCCAGATCTTAACTCAGAAGACGAGGTGAAGCTTTCGCAACTGCAAATGAAGATAGACGCATCTAATGCGCGTAAGGGAATTGATGAAATGCGATTGCAGTATCAAGCCCCAGAACGCCAAGCAGAGGCAGAGTCTACTTCTATGATTGATGATAACTGGGTTTCAAACATGCGTAGTGAGCTGGACGCTATGGAAGGGATTGAATTCAATCTTGGAAATGACAAGACGTTTACTTTCGGTATGGATGAGAACTACAAGAATCAGCTGGCTGAGAAAAACACTCGCCTTGACGAGTTTTTCGATCCTTATGTGCGAGAGGACGGGAGCTGGGATTACGACACTCTGAATATGCACAGAGCTGTGATTGACAACGTAGAGAGCATTGTCCAGTCTGTTTACAGACAGGGTATGTCCGACGGTCAGCGCGGCATTGTGAATAAAGCAGCGAACGTATCTCCTACGTCTCCAAATCAAGGACAAGCACCTAATGGACCCGACCCACTGACTCAGCAACTAAAAGAAGCGCTGGGGGTGAATAAGGGAGGGTTCGGATTTATCTAA